GTTCCCATCCTCCGAGGCAATTTTCGTTCCTCCGCAATTCGGTTACGAATGGGTCATCCAAAAAGAAGTTTCGGGTGATAGAGACATGGAGATAGACACAATGGAAAAAGGAAAGACATGGATAGATTTAGGACAACAGGCATCTCAAAACCACGTTTACTCACTCGCTTATCTTGGTAACGGGATCGTAGTTGCAGGAACGGCAGAGGAAGGGAAAATACTTAGGTCGGTGGATTATGGAGCAACGTGGGTGGACTTGGGGCAACAGGCGTCGGAATTAGTTATTTTCTCCCTTCTCAACCTCGGTAATGGGATTGCACTTGCGGGGACAGGAGAGAATGGGAAAATACTTAGGTCGGTGGATTATGGAGCAACGTGGGTGGACTTGGGCCGGAAGGCGTTGCAAAACGGCATCTACTCGCTTGCTTATCTTGGTAACGGGATCGCACTTGCGGGGACATATCCCGGAGGAAAAATCTTGAGGTCAGTAGATTATGGAGCAAGTTGGATGGATTTAGGACAACAGGCATCACAGTTCCAAATCTTCTCACTCGCTTATCTCGGTAATGGGATCGCACTTGCAGGAACGGGATTCGGTGGTAGAATACTGAGGTCAGTCAATTACGGAGCAACATGGGTGGACTTGGGGCAACAAGGATCGGAAGAAATAATCTTCTCACTCGCTTATCTCGGTAATGGGATCGTAGTTGCGGGGACGGGAAGCGGTGGTAGGATTCTTAGGTCGGTGGATTATGGAGCAACGTGGGTGGACTTGGGGCAACAGGCATTGGAAGAAGCAATCTTCTGCCTCGCTTATCTTGGTAACGGGATCGTAGTTGCAGGAACATATCCCAATGGGAAAATTCTTAGGTCGGTGGATTACGGAGCAACATGGGTGGACTTGGGGCAACAATTTTCAGAGATGTTTATTCTCTCCCTTGCTTATCTTGAAAACGGGATCGTAGTTGCAGGAACACATCCAGGAGGAAAAATTTTAAGGTCAACCTCAGAAACAAAGTTCTCGATACCAGAAGAAGTATTCGATTCGGCCTTGATAAAGAATCGAAGGATTGTGGGGCCTGGCGAACCCTTCCAAAGAATATGGGACTTACCCGTAGAGGGTTGCTGGCAATTATTAAAAGATAGAGATTATCTTTGGATCGGCTGTCAAAATCTTCCTCCCGAAAAGATTATTAAGTGGCATGTCCCAAGTCAAACAGGCATTGTTTATACGCTTACCGCTTTTTTCGATAGCTATTTACTGGGTATGGTAAGGATCGGGAATTTTCTCTATATCCACGACAATAACCATGCTGCTACAATAATTAAATTTAACATCCTCTCGGAAGTTCAAGTTTCTATCATGGGAATAGACTTTGGATATGTCAATCCCGCTATTTTTGATGGTTCTTTCATTTGGTTTTTTTCCCCAATTTATAAATATTTAGTTAAGTTCGACCCCTCCACGGACACATGGGAAAAATTTATGCTTGGCGTCCCTGGAGGTTGGACTTTAGGTTTTATGGTTGATGCAGGAAATTACTTTTTTTTGGTTGCTGCCGAAACAGGGGTTGGGATTCATATCGTTAAAATTCATAAAGATTCCCCCACTTCTTATGAGGAATTCGTGATAATTAGTGGCATCGAAGAAGCCATAGGACCAGCACCACTCTACAACGATCATGGACTTTTCTTTTGTACCTACGACCCAGTATTCTATACCGGCAAATTATGGAAGGTCGATTTGGTTGGAAATGTTTCTTCCTTCAAATCTGACTACAATTTCGTTACATTCAAAGACGGAATGGGGTCTTTATGGGTTTCAAGTTTTGATTTGACTGGACTTAATGGGTTACTGCTTCAGATCGACTATAACCTTAATCCGATCAATCAATTCTTAATAGGGCCTTACTACTGGGGAACTGATCTTTATTTTGAAAATCAAACAATGTGGTGGATTGGCCTGGATTTAAGTTGGAATAGGAAGAGTATATTATTGAACAAACGGTTTAGCGAAAACTCAAAAGATTTTGAGTATCAAGGGATTTATTAACCAATAAAAAGCACTTGACATTCGAGAATCTTTTCTGCTAAAAGATTGAAAAACGGGTTCCTTTATCGCTGACCCGAATCAGCTTACGAAGCCCCGGACGAGTCAATCGACTCTCCGGGGCTTTTTTTATGTATGAACTTTTCCGAAGACCGTAAAGTCGGCTCGGAGAAAATACACAAGGGAAGACCGTAAAGTCGGCTCCCGGAAGAGAGGACACCATGGCAATACCAAGAAACGTTGCAAGACAAGGCGAGAGAGCGGAAGCGATCAGGAAAAAGGTTTACGAGGAAGGGAAGACCCCGCAGGATTTGGGCGTGAAAACCCAAGACCCTCCCGGTGAGGCTCCGCCGAAAGAAACCGAAACTCCTCCTATCCCCGCAGGAGACCCAAACCTCGAACCGGGAAAGGAAACTCCGCCCGCCGAAGATTACAAGAAGAAATACGAGGAAGCCCTCCATCAGATCAATGTCTTGAAGGGCAAGATCGACAGCGAGGTTCCTGATCTGGTTTCAACAAACCGTGAGATGGCCGGGCAAATCGCTCATCTCCAAGCAACCATTTCAGACCTCCAAACCAAAATCTCCAAACCTGCCGAACCTCCTGCCCCCGAAAAAGCAGACCCGCAAGAAGCCAGCGACCTCAAGCTGTATCAAGACAATTATCCCGAAATTTATCGTGGCCAGCTTATTGTGATGAAGCAATGGGTTAAGTCCGATGAATTTAACGATATGGTGTCCAACATCGTGAGCGAGGTTGTTACCAGGGATGTCGAGCCGAGAGTTTCTTCGGTCGAGAAAGAAGTGAAGACATCCAAGGAGGAGACCTTTGCGACGAAGCTGGATCGGTTGGTTAAGGACGAGAACGGCAATCCTTGTTGGAGACAGATCAATGACGACAAGGAATTCACGGCCTGGCTCAAGACTATTAAGCATGGAGGCTTCACCGATTTTGAACTTTTGCGTGCCGCACTTTCCAGGGGTGATGCCGAAGGCGTTGCAGAGTTTTTTATCGATTGGATGAAATTCAAAAAGCCAGCCGCCACGCCTCCTAAAAAAGAAACACCCATCGAAGACGGGAAGGAAACTGCGCCTATCGAAGAAGATGTCGCCCTTGCTCCTGCCAGACCTGGAAGCGGAACCCCGCCACGGCAACCAGGCAACAGCGAGGATAAACCTAAAACCTTTACTCGATCCTTCGTCAAAAAATTTCACACCGATGTCGCTCTTGGCAGATACAAGAACAAGCCGAAAGAGAAGGCGAAGATTACCGCCGAGATCGACGACGCCATGGCGAAAGGATTGATCGTTAACGGATAGGAGGGACTACCATGGCATATCCGAGAGTAGATCATCCAGATTATACGAGGGCCGGGGCTCAGTTTATCCCGGAAATCTGGTCTGGGAAAATCCTCGTCAAGTTTTACGATGCGACCTGCTTGTCGGAGATCAGCAATACCGACTATGAAGGCGAAATCAAGAAATACGGCGACACCGTGCTGATCCGAACGGTCGCCCCGATCACCATCCGCAAATATGTGGTTGGTCAAGCTCTCACGAGAGAACGTCCGGTTTCCGTTCCAACCTCTCTCTCCATCGACCAGGGTTACTACTGGGACGTGGAGCTTGACGACGTGATGGATGTGCAGTCCGACATCAATCTCCTCGACAAGTGGACAGAGGAAGCGGGAACCCAGATGAAGATCACCATTGAGACGGATTGTTTCGTCACGATGTCTGGCCAGGCTCATGCCAAAAACCAGGGATCATCCGCAGGGGTGAAAAGCTCCTCGTATGATCTGGGTGTCTCTGGCACTCCGCTTACCATCGACAAGGCAAATGTCCTGGACTACATCGTGGACTGCGGTTCCGTCCTCGATGAGCAGAACGTCCCGGAGACGGGTCGTTGGATGATTATCCCCATCTGGCTGGCGGGCCTCATTAAGAAGTCCGATCTGAAAGATGCCTCTCTCACGGGAGACAACGCTTCCATTCTTCGGAATGGGAGACTGGGACAGATCGACCGGTTCACTGTTTACTCCTCGAACTTGCTTCCGACTGCAACCGACGGAGTGACCTGCTACAAATCAATGTTCGGTCACAAGACCGGGCCTTCGTTTGCAAGCCAGATCACCGAGACCGAGACCCTTCGGAGCCAGGATGCTTTCGCAGACATCGTGCGTGGGCTCAATATCCTGGGGTTCAAGGTGTTGAAGAGCGAGAGCGTCGGGATTCTGTATTGTCACAAATAACCATTAACCGGCCCGTCCCGTGAGGGCCGTTTTGAGAACTTCAAGGAGGGATTCATTATGGCAACTATTGATCTCAGAACCGAAACGGTGGGAGCCATTACTTCCCAGGGGATCAGGGCTCATGGTCTTGTCAAGGCCCCATTCGATGCGTCGAAGGTGTCCGGGAACCTGGTTTCCGGTAATACCTATAATTACCTCACCCTGCCCGAAAAATTTTTACTCTTGAGGGCAATGATCCGGGTGAGATCGGCTGACGGTGCGGCAGGAACATCCACCCTCACGGATGGAAGCATTGTTCCCCTCGCCGCACAGGTGATGAACGCCGAAGGGGTGTTCGTCGGAACGACCAACCTCCCGAAGTATTACCCAACGGGAGGGACGATTTCTGGCCTGATCGCCACGGCGAACATCACGACAGCGATCTTCGATGTTATTTGTGAAGGAATCGACCTTCGAGAATAAACCCTTAACCGGGCCTCCTCGTGAGGCCCGCAACTCCTTTGTGGGAAGGCCGACTCCCTATAAAGGCACGAAAGGAGACTATCATGTCAAAAGAACAGTTTACCATTGGCGAACTTTGGTTGACGAAGGGCATCCGGGCCGGAAAAAGAAAACTCCTGGCTAAGATGCTCAAGTTTTATGTGGCTGTCCCTGCGGCAAAAGTGGCAAACCGGTTTGTCACGTCAACAAACATGAAAAACGGGGCCTATACGATTGTCAATAGCGGCCTCCCCGGAGATGGGCTCGCCCACAACGTCAGCATCACCCTAACACGGGTGGATACTGTTGACACCCTGGGAGTAATCACGGTCACGGGTCTCGACATTGCAGGGAAGATCATCACCGAGGTTATCACTCCCGTTGACAATACTAAAGCCGTCGGCGCAAAGGCTTTCAAGCAGGTGACTTCGCTCATCGGTTCTGGATGGGCTCAGGGCGGGACGGGTGCGGATACCTTGGTGATCGGCTTCGATGATCTCCAAGGGCTCCCAGACTTTATCGCCGACGCCTCAGACATTCTCATGGTGGCTCTTGATACGGCTCTCGTCAACGCTCCAACCGTAGCAGTTTCCGCAACCGTTTTGGCCTCCAATACGGTTTCGGCGGTTGGTGATGGGACGAAGAAACATCGGGTGCTTTACCAAGTGTAACGAACCGGGAGGCTCCGACCTCCTTTTTCTTTAATTGGGGGCCGCCATGAATACGAAGGAAATTCTTACCTCGACGAGATATGACAAACTCGACGATGTGAAGGGATACGGAAAAGGTTATGAACTCTGGAAAGACGACGAACTGCTTCGCCATCTCAATTTCGTTTTGAATGAATGGTGCAGGCAGACCCTTTGCCTTCGAGACTCCTCCACGGAAGCGATCTGTAAAATCCTGCTCCTCTCCAATCAGCACACCTATCCGATGGATACACGGATCGTTGCCCTTCACAAAGGAAGGCTCGTGACTGGATTTCCAGACATTGAAGTCAAGGATGAAATTTGGCTCAACGATTTTGTGTTCTCCTGGGAAACAAGAATGGGTGATCCGAGGTTTCTCTTGCCGGATTATGAAGTCGGCAAACTCAGGGTGATCCCTTATTTCAATGCAGATGGTTATTACTCCGGTTCGATGACATTTGCGGCGGTGGACAGTAGCATCACGAAGGTAGGTGCAAACTTCTCCACGCATCTTTCACCCGGTAATCAAGTGGTCATCACCGGCACTACCAATAATAATGGAACGAAAACCGTGGTCACGGCCACCGCAGATACCTTCACGGTGAGCGAGGCTGTCACGGACGAAACCCCTTCTGCGGCAGTTATTCAGAAAGTTAGAGATACGCTGTGGCTCTCTACCTCTCGACTGCCGCTCAATCCATTAACTCTTGCGGCCTGGGAAAGCCAATCGCCTGAGATCAATTTTGATTACCATCCTAAGTTGATCGACGGAATTCTGAGGGAGGCTTACCTGAAACAGGACACGGAATGTTACGATCCGAAAGCATCGGAGCGGCATGGCATTCGCTTTGAGGCAAGCAAGATGCTCGCCAAAAAAGAGAAGTATCGCCTTCGCCATTCTACCCGTGTTCTCAGGCCGAACCCAGGGACACTCTAATGGCCGAACCGTGGATGGATTTCAGAAACTTTCTTGGGGTTCACAACCTCATCGGCGATCCATGGAGAATCCCGGTAGGTAAAGGCGGGGCTTATCTCGAAGTCTGTGAGAACATCGACATCGACGACGAGAAGATGATTCATCGCAGAAAAGGATTTGATCCTGTTCTTTCCGGCAACGTTCATTCTCTCTGGTCGAACGGGAAGTATTGTTTTTTCTGCGAAGGCACAAACCTTAAACGTCTTTTTGAAGACTATTCTACCGAGACTTTGCTCTCGATCCTCAAACTTGACGAAAGAGTCAACTATGTTGACGGGGATGGAACGATCTTTTTTTCAAGTCGGTCGATTGTGGGATACCTCGAAGAAGGAAAGGCTTATGCCTTCCCGAATCCGAATTTGAAATTTAAAAACCGGATGGTCGGTGGCCATCTCATTGAGTATTACAATTCAAGACTCTATGCCGCCCAGGGCGTGAAGGTTTTCTTCTCGGACGCAACCCATCCTATGCGGATGGACATGAGAAAAAATTTCCTCGAATTCGGAGGATGGATCACGATGCTCAAGGCCGTCAAAGACGGTCTTTATATTGGAGCCGGAGACGATGTGTTTTTTCTTCTGGGAGACGATCCGTTCGCCGAAGGCGGATTTCTCTATGATCGAGTTACAGATAGCAAAGTAATCGAAGGTTCGGCGATCACGGTCGAGGGAGAAGATATAGGTCCGGGTCTTCTCGGAAGGACGGTCATTTGGGCCACGGAAGACGGGATTTACGTCGGAGCCACTTCTGGCCAGGTTAAAGAAGTCACGAAAGGGGCTTATGGCGTTAAAGATGGCGAAAAAGCCACGGCACTCTACAAATTCGATAGAGGCTTTGGACAATATCTCTGCCTTTATGAATTGGTAGAAGGGGCCGGTGGTGGTGAACTCAATCTCACAATGCCCGTGCCATCCATCGAGATGGCGGGTCATTAGCATTAAAGGAGGGAACGACAATGGCTGAAAAGTATTCCACAGGTTTAAGAAATTGGTTGCTTGGCGGGAAAGACCTGCGGGAAGCCTTTGATGATTTCATCATCAAAGTCTTTGCCGGGTCTGCCCCATCGGACGCAGATCAAGCGGAAGGCGGTTCGCTTCTCTGCACAATCTCCAAAGCCTCTGGCCAGGTCGATGCCGATGAACTCTCGGTGTCGAAACAG